TTAGCTTAGGTCCCCTCGTATACGTACAAGCACAAAAGTACAACAAACTGTAAAAACTTACAAGATAATACAAATTAGGGCTTGACTAGGGTGTTTTTATGAGTATAACTGCGGAGCAGGAGCAATACAGTTACACTTAAGTGTTTTAACTCTTAATAAAGTAATATATATTAATAAGTTAAACTAAGATAAAGTTTTTACTTGTAAGTGTTACTATATACCTGTATACTAATACGTATGTAACACACATAAAAGTAACAAACATAAGTGTTACACTACTGTACGTGGCGTATATTGTGTGTATTTCCTCCTCATGTCTCCTCCCTCCTGCATGTAATTGCGTCACGTACCTCTTTCCTTATAAAAAAAAGTATTGACAATGCGTAATAAAAGAATACAACTATATGCATCAGAGAATGTTATTGAAGAGTTCTATGACGCTATAGCTGATAATGATGTAAAGAAACTACAACGTGTACACATTCCTAAGTCTGATGTATTCTATGTAAGAACAGCTATAGAAGCAGATACTGGAGTGAGATACACTCTAGATCACGTAGAGAGAGCTATGTACCTTGAGGGTTACCTCACTAAATATGAAGTATTAGATCCTGATAGAGAACGTGACAATGTGGGTTAAGCTAATCCTATTTGTGCTACTAGCAGGATGTACCACTATAACCTATACAGCATCCTGTCGTGTCGATGATGACGTATGCCAGAGAAACCAAAATGCTCAGACACTTGCTATTATCGGACAGGAAGATGCGGCTCTACAGCTACTATGTGAAGATAGTAGTATTCGTAACAGCTTTAGGGACGAGTGTAGGAGCGAATGATATTACTGGTGACTTCAGTAATAACTACCAGGATTCAACAGTAGACAGTAACAACACTGATGAGACTGTAACGAATAACTATAATGCTACGGGCGCTGGTTCAGCTGCACCTGTAATGTCAGCAATAGCCCCTACTATGATGGGTGGCGGTGGTAACGACAGTTGCTTACTACCCAGTTCGACAGGAATACAGGTAAGCATACTAGGTTTATCCTCAGGTACTATGACACAGGATAAGGCTTGTAACCGTAGAAAGAATGCTAGGCTCTTAGGAGCACCACAACAAGTAGGTGGATTAGGGTTACAGGTATCAGCTATATCTATTCTGTGCCAAGACCCTGTAGTGTTTAGAAGTATGATGTTAGCGAATACGCCATGCCCTATAAATGATAGTAAGACAGGGAAGCTGCTCATGGGAAAAGCGGCTATTAAGAAATACAGAGAGAGTCCGACATTATATATTGTTGGGTATGAGACAGACCAGGAATTTTGGAACACCCTGTTGAGGGTAGGAGAGGAAGATAAAGATGAAGAAACCGTTGAAGATGATGCTCCTAAGCTCAGCCTTAGTGAGCGTTTCCGCAGTAGCAAACGCAGAGTCACCAACACCCCCAGAATACTCAATGACGGGGCAGGAAAAGATTGATGCACTCATAGCTTCAATCAGTGATATACAAGATCGTATAACTGAATCAGCTGTTATGACTGTAGGTGCTGTAGGTTATGCTGCTATCGGTGGTGTTATTAATGATGATACGTTTGACGATGGGCTTATTACATCATCTGAGTTGAATGCATACTTAGACGCTAAAGAGCTTGTACTGAATCATGACTACGCTATAGCTGAAACAGCTGAGCAGATGTTTATGCAGGAACATGCGGCTAACATGAATAGCTTAGACACTGCGGTAGACAACTTAGCTGCAGCAACATCAATAGTTATGACAGCAGTATCTGTAACCAGTGTAGCCGCTGAAGCTGACACTAAGCCAGAACAAGTTGAGTTACAGGGTATGTTAGAGACAGATGCATATAGCCTTGACACAGCAGAAGTTAACGAGTATAATGAAGCTGTAGCGGCTGTAGAAACATTTGCTCAACAGGCTGGTGCTTATATGGCAGCTGCTAACAATGATGACTTAACAGCTACTGTAGACAGTTATGCTTCGGCTAACAACTTTATGGTAGGTAGCTATACAGCTATTACATATACTCAGAATATAGATGAGTTTGTAATAACTTGGGGTGACTCTAGTTTTGGTACAGGTTTCCAAGGATACCTAACACCAGATATGAAGAGTGCTTCTGAGATATATGCTGCAGGTGAATACATAAATGAATATGGAGCAATGCCGACACAATGAGTTTTAGCATAGGCGGTTACAATATTAAAGGATGGATGATGGCAGTAGCTGTCCCTGTCCTTTCAACTATTTCTGGTGGTATATACTTTGGTTATGATACCCTAAACCGTTTCTATGGTGTAGAAGCTGGTGTAGGAGAATCATTAGACCGTATAGGTACACTAGATGGTAAGACAGGTGCTATGGATAAACGCATAACATCTGTAGAGACTGTAGCCCAGCGCAACCTTACTGAAGTAGATAATAACTTAAGCAGTGAGATTATAACGTTAGACTCTTTAATCCTGACTAATGTACAGGAACTAGAAGGTAAACTCATAGTTCGTATACAGACGTTAGAACAAGCCATAGCTGATAATGATGTGAGGGGTCTAAACCAGAAGCTTGCACAGTTAACGACTAATATGCAACAGATACTAGAACAGCAGAAGCTACTGCTAGACTTACGTAGTCAAGTAGATAAAGCTACAACTATAACAGATGGATTAGGTGATACCCTAGATACACTACAGACTGAAGTAGATGATATCTGGAAAGCCTACGACGAATTAGCGGATAACCCTTTATAATGGCTATTGAATACAGAGGTGAGAAGTTTGAAGGTTACAACAAACCCAAGCGCACACCTAAACACCCTACTAAATCCCACGTAGTATTAGCTAAAGTAGGTGATATTATTAAGATGATTCGCTTTGGTGAGCAGGGTGCATCCACAGCAGGTAAACCTAAGGCTGGTGAATCTGATAGGATGAAAAAGAAACGTGCAAGCTTTAAGGCTAGACACGCTAAGAATATTAAGAAGGGTAAGCTATCAGCGGCTTACTGGGCTGATAAGGTGAAGTGGTAATGGCAGCATCCCCTAAGCCTACAAATACGAAGCTTTATAACAAAGTTAAGGCTGAAGCTAAGAGAAAGTTTAAAGTATGGCCCAGCGCTTATGCGTCTGCTTGGCTTACTAAGACATATAAAGCACGTGGGGGTAAGTATAGTGGCACGACGAAAAACAAAGTCACGTAGTCAGCATGTTCTTGTAGGTCGTAGAGGATACGCTAAGGGTGGTTTAGGTAAATGGTTCGGAGAGGAATGGACAGATGTTAAAACAGGTAAAAAATGTGGTAGGTCGGGTGTATCGGAAAGTGGTAGACCTTATCCTGCGTGTCGTCCCAAAAAAGTGGCGAGTAAAATAAGTAAAAAAGAAGCAGCTAAGAAAACAGGGCCAGGACGTGTCGCTTGGTCTACAACAGCATCAGGAAAGAAAAGAACATGAAATTTGAAGCGTGTGCAGATTGCCCTAGCCCAGCTAAGTGTGCTAAACAGGGTTGTCAAAAAGGTAAGACTAAAATGTCGTATGGTGGTATGGCTAAGAAACCTATGAAGATGAATAGAGGCGGTTACTGTGGTGCATCTAACCCAGCGTCCAAACCTATGAAGAGTAAGTAGATGAAGGTTTATGAAAAATATAAAGATGCTCTAGAGAAGCACGGCTACACAGTAGATGTAGATGGTTGTGTTTGGGATGAGCGTGGCAATCAAGCGGCTATAGAAGATAGATTTGGTAATGCTTTTTGTAATGATCCAAATGTAACAGAAATTTGTAGAGCCGCTGAAGTTACTAAACCTAAAGCTAAGAAAAAGGCTAAAGCTCCTGAGGGTAAGAAACGTGCTCGTACAGCTAAAGGTCACTACGTTAAGGATGATCCTAACACACCAGAGAATGAAGCGTGGGTTGATGAGTAATGAGCTTAGTTAATCAGGGCAAATCCTCACGTATGCGTTCTGTATACGGTCACAATACTGGTACAAGCATAGAAGATGTATATGTTTGTCCAGCTAACTGTGTTTCTGAAGTAACTTTTATCCATATAGTTAATGGTGAAAGTAGTGGAAATAATACAGTTGATATAACTTGGTACGTAGCCGCTGATAACTATACCTCAAAGTTTTTAAACGATAAAACGGTTTCACACAATGACTCAGTTACCCATAGCAATATAGATCTAGTACTTCAAGCAGGGGATAAAATACAGGTAACCCCTTCTATTGCTGGTCACATTGATACTATTGTTACAGTAACTGAAACCTTTATACCTGTAGGTTAACGGGTATGCATAAACAGGTGTACTAAGTAATCACTAAATAAGTATAACTATCTCCGCACACAAACAAAGGAGATAGTGATGCTAAACTTTTTACAACGCGGCTTTAGGGCTGTACAAAGAACACAACAAGCAAGGGCTGATCTTTGGTTACTTAACAACATGAGTGACAGAGATTTACACGACATAGGCATTAGCCGTGGCGAGATAAGAGAGCATATATATGGCGAGAAATCTAACCGAAAAACAAAACAAGTTTCTTGAAGTACTATTCGATGAGGCTAATGGTGATGCTGTTGCAGCTAAAAGGTTGGCAGGTTACGGGGACAGCAGCAGCACTACAGCTATTGTTGAATCCCTAAAGGATGAGATAGGTGAGAAGACTCGTACCTATTTTGCCCGTACTGCCCCTAAAGCTGCAGTTGCTATGGTAGGTGCTCTTTCTGATCCTACTGAGCTAGGCATAAAAGAAAAAATGGTTGCAGCAAAAGACTTGCTAGACCGCGCTGGACTTGGTAAAGTAGATAAAGTGGATGTCACATCAAGCGGTGGCATCTTCTATCTACCACCAAAAGAAGGCACAAACGAATAAGTATTCCAACAAGAGACCTAGGATTCTGGCAATTACCAAAGCCAACCAAAGGCAAAGAAAAAGAGTGGCACACAATAGTTCGTGTTACAACAAAGATACCTTGGGGGTATGTCCTAGCTCCAGACAATGATAGGCTTCTGATACCTGTCCGTCTGGAGCTTGAAGCTTTAGATCTTGCAAAGAGACATCTTAAGCAGTATAGTTATCGTGCAGTAGCACAATGGCTGAGCAAAGAAACAGGTCGCTATATATCTCATATGGGACTAAAGAAGAGAATCGAAGTTGAGCAAAGACGTAGAAAAGCATCTGCTATTAAACGCAAGCTTGCCAAGTGGCTCGAAGAAACCCTTGAGGAAATCGAAAAGCTCGAAACCCAAGGTGTCGGAGCCTACAGAGATTCCAGTACAGGTAGTTGAACAAATAGAAACTACTAGAGATACTGTTCCAGCACAGGCTGTTGCTCCTGCGTATGATGAGGAGTTAGCACAAGATATAGTGTTTAAGCCTAACCCTGGCCCCCAGACCTCGTTTCTGAGTTCATCAGAGAGAGAAGTATTATATGGCGGCGCAGCTGGTGGAGGTAAATCATATGCTATGTTGGCTGATCCTCTACATGGATTAAACGATCCTAACTTCTCAGGATTGCTTGTACGTCATACTACAGAAGAACTTAGAGAGTTAATACAGAAGAGCCAAGAATTATATCCACGTGCTATACCTGGTATCAAATGGTCTGAGCGTAAATCACAGTGGACTTCACCTAAGGGTGGTAGACTCTGGATGTCTTACTTGGATAAAGACACAGACGTTACGAGATACCAAGGACAGGCTTTTAACTGGATAGGCTTTGACGAACTTACACAATGGTCGAGTCCCTACGCTTGGGACTACATGAGATCACGTTTACGTAGTTCAGCCCAGCACTTAGGTTTGTACATGAGAGCTACTACCAACCCAGGAGGTAGTGGTCACCAGTGGGTTAAGAAAATGTTTATTGACCCTGCACCATCTAATGAGCCGTTCTGGGCTACTAATGTTGAAACAGGGGATACTATTACATACCCTGAGGGACACAGTAAATCAGGACAGCCCTTGTTCAAACGTAGGTTTATACCTGCATCATTGTTTGACAATCCATATCTTTCTGATGCAGGTGACTATGAAGCAATGCTATTGTCTCTTCCAGAGCATCAAAGAAAGCAACTCTTAGAAGGTAACTGGGATATTAATGATGGAGCCGCTTTCCCAGAGTTTGACAGAACCAAACATGTCATTGACGCTTTTGAAGTTCCCGAAAGCTGGGCTAAGTTTAGAGCTTGTGACTACGGCTACGGATCTTATACAGGAGTTATCTGGTTTGCTGTTGCACCAGACGAGCAACTCATTGTTTATAGAGAGCTATATTGTTCTAAGGTTACAGCTACAGATCTAGCTGATATGATTTTAGACTTAGAGAAAAAAGATGGTGGTATGAGATACGGGGTGCTAGACTCTTCTTTGTGGCACAACCGTGGCGACACGGGACCATCACTAGCTGAGCAAATGATTATGAAGGGTTGTCGATGGCGACCATCTGATCGCTCTAGGGGTTCGCGTGTCGCAGGTAAAAACGAAATACATAGGCGGTTACAAGTCGATGAGTTTACTGAGAAGCCTAGATTAGTATTTATGAACAACTGCACTAACACTATAGCGCAGATACCAAGCATTCCTCTGGATAAGAGAAACCCAGAAGATGTAGACACTCACGCAGAGGATCACTTATACGATGCTTTGCGTTATGGTGTTATGACACGTCCACGCAGCAGCATTTGGGATTTCAACCCAGCAACACAACGCACAGGCTTTCAAGCTAGTGATACAACATTCGGGTATTAATAAATGGCAGAACAAGAAGAAATGTTTGAAACAGATGAAGTCGTAGCTGCAGAAAACAGTACGGATAAAATCTTTGAAGAAAAATCTAGTGTAGTAGCTTTTGTACAAGAGAGATACAATCGAGCAGAAGATGCACGTTATTCAGATGAACAACGCTGGTTAAAAGCTTACCGAAACTATAGGGGCTTATACGGCAAGGATGTACAGTTTACCGACACTGAAAAGTCTCGCGTATTTGTTAAGGTTACTAAGACTAAGACACTTGCTGCATACGGTCAAATTGTTGATGTACTATTTGGTAACAACAAGTTCCCACTATCAGTTAACCCTTCTGTATTACCTGATGGTGTAGCAGAAGCAGTACATATTAATATAGATCCTAAGGCTCAAGCTGCAGGTGATGCACTTAAACCTGTGACTGAAGATAAACCTTCTAGTTCTTATTTGCTCAACGGTGATACTTCTCTAAAACCTGGCGAGACCCTTATGGACTTACAGGCACGAATGGGTGGTTTAAACAGTAAGCTAGAAGCTGTATCAGATAAGATTATTGAGGGTGATGGCACTACACCATCTACTGTATCGTTCCACCCAGCTATGATTGCAGCTAAGAAGATGGAAAAGAAAATCCATGACCAGCTACAAGAATCGGGTGCATCAACACACTTACGCTCTATGGCGTTTGAGATGGCGCTACTAGGCACAGGTGTTATGAAGGGTCCTTTCGCAGTAGATAAAGAATATCCTAACTGGAATGATGAGGGTGAGTATGATCCTCTAGTTAAG